CCTTGAGGGACAGTTGGAATAACCGGAATAGGAATTTCCATACCGTCTTCACTAGGACTTTGATTAAATGTAACTTCTCTGTCTGGCTTCATAATATTTATGTTTGTTTAATTTTATTTTTTAAATGTTTTTATCTTGCAAAAACTCTGATGGATGGGGGGATTGCGGTAAGAGATTTTACAGAATCAGGTACTGTTTTTAAAGAGCCAAAACCTTCTCCTGTATTATACGGAAGTATTTTTTTCTCGTTAGCGTCCTTTATTAACGCATAATCATACATAATTGTTATAGAACAAGTAGATAAAGAATCATCAGATAAATCTAACTCTCCCCACTTTACTGCGGAAACATACGCGCCATGTATTTCCCATCTTTCAGATTGAACATTTGTTCTAGGCATTAATGTTTCTAATATTAATGTTTTTTTATATGTTTCTAGTGCATATTCTGTTCCTTCTATATAGTTTGAGTGAGTATTTAAAATCCACTCATATATCAAAACAGATGAATCATTATTCACCTCCTCTGAACTAGAGAGAGTGTCTACAAATGGATTATTAGCAGCTCTTGGGGAAAATCTATGAGCTGCTACTGGATCATATAGTACTATCTCTATAGGATCCCATGTCATCTTACCTTTGAAGTTCGTCTTTGTATTTATATACTGTAATTCTATATTATCATAGGTAAATCCGGGCTTAGTTGCTGATTTTACTAAATAAGTAGGTATGTATATTCCGTGAACATCTAAATAAAGCACAAACCTATTTTTTAATTTAGGCTCAAAGTAAGCGAAAGGTCTATACTGTGTGTATTCAGACGCTCCGGTCATAACCATCTCTTTATTAGATAGTACTTCCTTTTTCTGCCTAAATATGGGCGTAGATTTAGCCATTTCTTTTTATAATAAATATACTAAAAACTTAAAATTAATACAAAACAAGTAAAACTAGTTCCTTCCGCCGCCGCCAATCAAATTACCTAATGCACTTATTCCGGCATTAGCGGCTGCTTGAGCTGCTCCTTTTCCAATATTTATGGCTGCGTCTTTTAATTGACTTCCTAAATTAGCGCCTCCTCCATCTAGTCCGGGACCTTCTACATCAGGAAGTTTTACCTTGCTGCCTCTAACCATAGCATAATCATATACTATTGTTCCTTCCATTAATACTAAATCATCACTAGACATGTCAAATTCTCCCCATTTAATAGAATCAAAAAATGCTCCTACTAATACGAAAGAATCCATGACATCTCCATGAGGAGATAATGATCTTAAATATAATGTTCTTTTATATTCATGTATAAACCCATCTTCTCCGGGTGTTAATAAACTAAAACCTTGCCCGGTCGTACCGGAATTGTGATGATAGTTATTAATGTAATCATGTAGCATTTTGGCGCCATTATCTTCAATTGGATCATAAAAACGTATTGTTATGGGCTGCCATCTTGATTTTCCTTTAACGTGAAATTCTGTATTTATGTAATCTACTGTGATATGATTATTCTCTAAAGTAGGTCTTTCCGCTGATTTTATGGCATACGTAGGAAAAAAAGGACCAAAAGGATCCGCCTGCATATATAACTCAAAGCGCATTTGCTGTTTTGGATTAAAATACTTAAAAGGTTTGTGTGTAAATGCCATGTGTATTTTATAAGCACAGAGGTGCATAAATGCACCTCTGTGGTTTATTAATAATTATCCTGCGTTAGGTCTTGTTACAGGTACCGATGCGTCTACGTCACGAACCAGTACATTTGCATTCTGTACAGCTGGCATGGTTGCGTAATCATAAGTTATAGTTAAATCCAACATGTTTAAATCATCCGAAGATAAATCCATGTTGCCCCACTTAGCATCTGCAATAAAAGCTCCGTATAATAGGAACTGATCTACAGCATCTCCATGAGGACTAACCGCTTCAAATTTTAATGTTCTCTTATATTCCCAGATATATCCATCTTCTCCCGGGGTTACTAATCCTGTGCCAGGTTGGAGTAATCCGGAGTTATGGTGAAGTTTACTAATCCAGTCGTGCAGAAGTCTAGCACCGTTTACTTCAATTGGGTCATATAATGTTACAGAGATATCTTGCCACCTAGATTTACCTTTAACCTTAAATTCTGTATTGATATAATCTACAGTTACTGGATTTTGATCTAGCGAGGGCCTATCCGCTGTTTTAACCATATAAGTAGGGATGTCCATTCCTCTATCATTGATATAGAGGACGTATCTCATCTGCTGCTTAGGGTTAAAATATTTAAATGGGGAGTTTATAAATGCCATTTTAGTCTATTTTTTTTGTTTATTCTGTATCACCAGGGAAAGAAGCTCCTGTAGGTAACACAAAGAAATCTAAGATTATGAATTCCGCGGTTCTAGTAGGTTTTAAATAAATAGCACCTCTTAACTCATTTCTGTCAAGAACATCGGGAGTATTATTGGATTCATCCATAATTACTCTAAAATCATATAAACCTTGATTTCTTCTAACGCTTTCCAAGTAAGGTTCAACAATACTTAAAAATCTAAGTCTTGTTTCTTTGGTGTTTTGCTCAAACACTAAATACCTAGAAGATGATGCGATGAATTTTTTAGCAGTGATTAATAGCCTTCTTACGTTAATCCTATCAAGTGCAGATCTTTTCTTCTGTAAAGTCTTCTGTCCCCATACAACTACTCCTTCTCTTGGATAAGTAGCAATAGGATTAATATTGTAAGTATAAAGTCTATCTCTATCTCCTAAAGTTAATTTTCTTTCTGCCTGTAGAGCTACGTCAATGGCACCTCTATTTAAACCGGCCGGAGCATACCAAGGAAACTGTACGTAGTCATTGAATGCAATAACTCCTGATACTACAGTAGATGGTGGAACCCATACATTTCTTCCTAAGTCAGCGTCAGCTATTTGTACCCATGGATAGTAATAGGCAGCATAAGAAGTATTTCTCGCTAAGGCTGCGTTTATAGCTTGTCCAATAGTATCACCGTATCTAGTTGGATCAATCACCATGAAAATATCTCCTCTATTTTCAATCATGGCAATCGCTTTTGTTATAATTTCACCATGTTGTTCACCTACTCCGTCAATAATTCCGGGCATGAGTAACATGTTGATATCATATTCATCTGCATTAGCTAAAATGTCAATAGCATCCATGTAAGCAGTTGAACCAGAAGCTCCGCCTGCTAAATCATCTAAATTGAATCCTTGGCTGTTTTGTCCACTAATTTTATCAAAGAATGATCTAGGATGTTTTACATACCCATCTGAACCTCCTGAGAAAGTACCGGATACAGCAGCGGGTAAGCTACTAGAGAATGCAGCAACTCTGATTTGTCCGCTTTCGTTTAAGTAGTTATAATTTTCTTTAAATACCTCTACTCGGATATATCTTGATCTGTTAGGGAAAGATCCGCTTAACTGCAAGAAAGGAATACCATCAGAATCATACCTTAATGTGTACATTTGATCTCCGATAACTCTACCGATGTAGTTAGTATCGTTAGGGTCTAAAGTTAAATCATTGTACTGCTCTACAATTACTTTTCTGTTGTGTCTGTCGTCTCCTCTTCTTATGTACAAATCAAAAGTACCTAAATCAGTGTTAACGTCTCTTACTTCCCATCTTAAATTCTCTCTGTTTCCTATGTTCAACACTCCTCCTGTAGAGTCATCATTAGGGTTTCCTATTCCATTATTAGAGGCAATAGAAGTGAGTGATGTATTTACATAATTACCCGGAGATACTACAGTTAGTTTAAAGGTTTGTTGAGCGGCTGTAAAATAAGAAGCAGTTAATTTAGTTTTAACTCCAGCAGGAGCAGCAGCGTAAGCACCTCTAGTTACTACATTTGAACTTGCATACTGATAATTACCGGCTAGTACCCTAACTACGGTTAAATTTTCTGCATATCTCAAATATTCTTGTGCTACATAGTCTGTTAAGAACTTGTACTGTCTTTCAGATGTACCAGAACCCGAACTAAAGGCTCCACCAAAAGCTCTAAGGTATTCCTCATAAGAGGAGATTGTAGAAGGAACGAACGCGGGTCCTTTTAAAGTAGGACCTACAACCGCCGCTCCTATAGCTTGTATTTCTAAAGGTAAAAAACTAAGGTCTTTTTCTCTTGTAAATACGCCAGGACTGACTATTCTTTCTGCCATTTTTTTGTTTTTGTCAATTAAATATTATACTAAGAATTATTAATAAATTCTCATTTGTTATAAATATGTTTTAAAAATCTCAAACAATTAAAAAAATATGAAATTACGTTAATCTTTCTGACATTGCTACCTTTTTAATAGATAATGCTTTTTGAATAGATGATTTTCTCTCTACAAATGCTGGCATGAGTGTAGCTAATACTCTTAATCTTGTAGATGCTTTTACAATTCTTTCTTGTTTTGATATATTGACTGCGGAAAATGTAAAATCTTCGATGTGTGTAACAAATTGATAATCATTTCCCCACACAAAATTATTGACAGGTATAAATTGCTCTATTACTTTATTTAACTGTTCATTAAAATCTGTCCAAATGCTTAAATCATAGTACACATAGTAGTATTCAGGAATTATAGATATGTAGACTTCTTTTTGTGGTAAATCTGTATTGCCCCTATTGTTAGATCCATACCGGGCATTATTTTGAGTGTACCCATCTCTGTAATATACCCTGCTAGAAACTCTGTTGTTTACATCTAACTTAGCGAAGGCTTTATATTCTTCCATTCTTGTCCGAGATAATGTAATTACAGGACAAAGAAGTTTGTTTTTTTCATCTCGCATAAAACCATTTGATTGAATTTGAGACCAGAGTTCTCCGCTACCATACATCACAGGAACATCAATCATTCTATCTCTATCTTGAACTTCAGGTTTGATGTTATTTCTAATGTATTGAAGTATAGAGTAATCTACATCATATATTGTAATTTCGGGAATCTTAATGTAATCGTCATCTTCTCTAGTCTGCTCTCCTCTGTTTACTTGATTTCTATAGAGTTGATTATATACCGTAGGATTTATCGTAGATTTAGCCATTTTAATATTTGTTTAGTTCATCATACGCGTCATTAATTCCGGACCTATAATCAGTGGTAGTTAAGTTTGTTTTTCTACTTAAATGTGCTTGAGCTATGACTGATATATTATAACCAAATTCAGATTCTTCTCCTAACACATGGGGTATATATGTTTCAGGATTTCGTCCAAACCATGCATTATCAGAGAATACATTGTTCAATTCATAAAAATCCATATCAAAAAATACATAGTCTCCGGGTTCTATAACTAAATCTCTCGCTAATAAATCGTCTCTTAAAAAGTAAAATGTAGCTTCTCTTTCAAAATCCAATCCAAAGTCAGTGTCGATAGTTTCTTTAGTACCT